ATGGAAAGAAAAAAGGTAAGAATAGAGATGATATCCTTAAAATAATTCATTATGCAGTTATTTTACTTGGAAGTATTCAAGAAGAACGCTCCCAAGATTTCCATAATTACTTAGATGAATTACATGACAAGGATGAATAAATGGCAATAAAAAGCAAAGCACATGAGAAACTCTCGTATGAGAATGTAGAGAGAGTAATTGAGTATCTTACACAAGATAACCCTATCACTAAAAAGGAAGCATGTGAAGTTCTGAATATTAGGTATAACACGACCAGACTTCAGAGAATCATAGACGACCATAATGATATAAAACATCATAGAGAAACAAGAAGAAGTCAAAACAAAGGCAAAGCTGCTTCTCGTGATGAAATAAGGTCTGTCGTGCAAAGTTATTTAGATGGGTATAACATATCTCAAATTGCTGAGTCAATATATCGTTCACCTTCGTTTGTGAAAAATATAGTAGACAGACTTGGCATACCGCAAAAGCTGGCGGAATCCGACTACGAAGCTATGAAAAACTATATGCTACCAGAAGAATGTGTATCAGAAAGTTTTGAGTATGATGAGAAAGTTTGGTTTCCTCGCAAAAATAAATTTGCCCTTGTTAAAGACGAAATAACCCCCGCATATCAAGCCGAACGCAGAGGCTATATGGGGTATGGAGACATAAAGAAATGTGTGAACTATGAAGAAAGATATGGAGCTAAGATGTATAAAGTATATGTTCTAGAACCATGTGATACTTCTCAGACATTATTTCCTTGGGTTGACGGCGATAAGACAGGGTTTTGGGCATCAGCTCTTGCGTATGATATGGGAAGCCTAAGACACTTAGATGAGTATTTATAAGGAAATGAAAAATGGAGATTTTTATCGCATTTTACTTCTCAGGTGTGGGGATTGCCCTATGGAAAATATGGTACCCTAGCTATATGATAATAAAAGAGATAGACCCAAACAATGTTATGACCTATAGACCGTGGCTTAGCCACCTAGTAGTTCTAGTATTGTTTACTGTATTCTTACCTGTAATGCTACTCGCATTACTGTTTGATGACCATACAGAAAGATTTATTAACGCTTTTGTTAAAGGAGCAGCAGGTGAAGAAAAATAAAAAGAAAATTGTGTTCTCTAGCTACGTGCAAGGGGACTTAAAAGCAGAAACAGTTAGAATGAACGGAAGTTGGGGTGTTGATTATTACAACAACAGCGAGTTTGTAAAAACTGAGATATACAAGGGACATAGTGAACTATACGCAGAAAATGCCGCAGAGAACTATGTATTAGGAATTAAGAAGATATGAATTATTTAATGACAGCATTATGTAAAAAATTGGAAGGCGAAATCGAGGTCGCTAAGGCAAATGCTTTAGCATACCAAAGAAACCCAGTAGGTATTGGGGAACACCCCGAGATTGTTCAAGCAATTGAAAGTCAGATAGAGATTATAGCTCATGCTGAAGACAAGCTTGAAGCAGTTCGCAAGCATTTTAAATCATAGCAAAGAAAAATAGTTCTTGACAACAACTTAATATTAGTGTATAATATATTTATATTATAGAGAATAAGTTAATGAGTGATAGATTTTATATGCAAATGGTAGAAACAACTGGCTGGGCACCTGGCTATCGTAATACCAACAGTATAGAAGAATTTAAATCACGATTTGGCTCAATTAAAAGGAGAAAAAAAGTGGCTTGGACAGATGAGAAAAAGCAAGAAGCAGTTGATATGTATACTGCTGAAGAACCAACTCCAGAAAACAGTATGGAGATTGTGAAAGACATCGCAGATCAACTAGAAGAATCCCCAAATGGCGTAAGAATGATTCTTACAAAAGCAGGAGTTTATGTTAGAAAAACTCCAGCTCCAAGTGGCGGATCTGGTGGAACTGGCGGTGGTAGAGTAAGTGTAGCAGACGCGCAAGCGGCAGTAACAAGTGCGCTTAGTGATGCAGGTCAAGAAGTTGATGCAGCAATCATTAGCAAACTTACTGGTAAAGCAGCTAACTACTTTGCAACCATTATAAACAACTTAAACAATTAATTAGTTTAGTTTTTATCTAGGGTATCTTAGGATGCCCTAGTTTTTTGCATCTTAACATAGTGACCAAAAAATCTACAATTCAAATGATCATTTGTTAGATAAATTTGGAGGAAGCATGACAAAAGATGAATTTAAAAAGAAATTAGATGAGGCAGGCGATGCTGTCATCACTTACAGAAGTAAGAACTCACGCAGGTTAAAATATAACATATGCACTATGGACTTTACTACCCCTTATATAAAGGGTAAAAAGAATAGAGCCAAAGAAGCAAATGATACAGTCCTATGCTTTTGCTGGGATACAGATTCTTATAGACTATTAATGCCTAAGAATGTAACAACAATTGTACCATTGAATAGGATTATCAAAAACGAGGATCCTAATGCTTGATTTTACAGAACCTAGTATATATGAAAAAGTAATAAACCAAAAAGAAACGGAGCAAGTCCGTTTAGTCATCAACACTTTTCGTGGTGTTGAGTATATATCTCTAAGAAAATATTATTTAGACTTCGAAGAAGAGTGGCTACCATCAAAAGAAGGTATCACCATGCCACTTGATATAGACAACAGTCGAGAGCTGTTTGTTGGTCTAGTAGAGATATTGTCCCTTGCCGAAAGCAAATCCATACTCGAATCAGAGTTCAAAGATATATTAGATGAAATCTACCTACCTTAAAAATATTTCTTGACAAATCCTTAAATTTTCTGTATAATATACTTATATAAAAAATTACAGGAAATTTATGATTATTCAAGGTAATATGAGGTATTCCCCCTCTGGTCGCAGAAGAAAGACGACCGCGTGGAAGAAAAAGAAAGGGGCTGTAGCTCAGATGGGAGAGCGTCGCACTTGCACTGCGAAGGTCGAGAGTTCGAATCTCTCTAGCTCCACCAGTCAAACAAAAACACAAGAATATCCGAGTTTAAAAACGGGCAAATACTCTGCTCCAACAGATAATAGTTGGAAAGTTGAAGCCAGTAAGAAATATACTGTGGCACCTGCATATAATAAGGGAGCCTACCAAGTTATCCCTCGCGGTGACGTGGAACATATCGGAAAATAGTTCTTGACAAATGGTCAAATTTTTAGTATAATATATAAATGTTAGAAAATCTTATAAAGACAGCGAAAGAAGCGTATTACAATGGTAGCCCCATCATGTCTGATGAGATTTTCGATCACCTTACAACAATGGCAACCGAAGAAAGTATCGGTTATAGAAGTTCTTATGAACGCAGATACAAACACATGTTTCCTTTGTTCTCCCTCCAAAAAGTGATAGAAGGCATCGACACTGCTCCAAACTGGGGCAGTGAAGATACCCTTGTGACTCCCAAACTAGACGGAGCAGCTATCAGTATACTGTATGGAGGAGGTGAGTGTCAAAAAGCACTTACAAGAGGTGACGGCATAGAGGGATTGGACATAACTCCTTTGATTAAAGGAAATTTAGTGCCAACCCATATTGATTGCACAGATGTAATTCAAATAAGTGGAGAAGTAGTAGCTCCCAAGAACATAAAAAATGCACGGAACTATGCGGCGGGTGCGCTTAACTTGAAAAGTAGTGAGGAATTTAAGACAAGAGACTTACACTTTATAGCTCATGGAGTACAGCCATATATTACGGATAATTTTTCACATGATATGAAATTTTTACACGATTTAGGTTTTGATACTTGTATCGATAGTGATTATTCTGAGTATCCACACGATGGCTCAGTTTTTCGTATTGCTGACAATCTTGCTTTTGACAAGCAAGGTTACACAAGTCATCACCCTCGTGGAGCATTTGCATTAAAGTTTCAAGAAAAGGGCATACCAACAACGCTTTTAGATGTAGTATGGCAAGTAGGCAAATCTGGTGCAGTATCACCAGTAGCAATACTCGAGCCAATAGACATAGAAGGAGCAACAGTTTCAAGAGCAACTTTACACAACAAGTCAATAATTGAAGCCCTCGATTTAGAGATAGGGTGTAAAGTTGAAGTTATAAGGGCAGGGAAGATAATCCCACAAGTATTAAGGAAAGTAAGTGAGTAATCAACACCCCATAGACCAACTATTAACAGGTTGGATTGAGGACGGGCCGCCAGACCCAAGCAATAAAAAGCTAAAGACATTCTTTGACAAAGAAGGTCGAGAATACTACTATAGTAATTATACTGAACATAAGTATAAAGGGTGGTATTGGAATGAAGAACTTAGAGCTTACCAACGGTGGCAGGACATGATGGACTGGTATGAAACACAAAGCAATACGTAAATTAAACAAACAAGTAAAAGAGATAGATATGCTAAAACATATCATCAAAGAACAAACTGAACAAATATATAAACTATATAAACGGATAAACGAATTAAATGAGCAAATTTCACCAAGAGGAAATAGAGAACAGCAAGAGAATATACAAAAGTGCAACTCCTAAACAGACGCCAGATTGGTATGTTAAGTGGACAGCTAGTATTATTCTTCTTTGTGCTATGGTGGTGCGTGCCGCTCAATTAAATCCCTTCCTTGACACCTGCCTATCATTCATAGGTTGCGCAGGTTGGCTATATGTTTCTATTGCATGGAAAGATAGAGCCTTAATAATCCTTAACGCAGTTGCATGTTTTGTACTGCTAACAGGAGTAATTACTCAGGCTACCGGACGTGTCTGGAGTCTATAATCAAACTTACTTTGATAACCGCCCCGAAGAACAGGAAAGGGAAGGTGTTCTGTACGGAGTCATTCTAGTAAATAGAGTAACTTTTGAACGCGAGTGTATCAAAGTAGGAATCGCTAGTGGAAAAGACTGGCGACATGTTATTAAACGAAGTCGTGGCTTTAAGGGGTACGACTTGAGGATACAGCGAACGTATCACGACACTATCTACAACTGCTGGAAATACGAGCAGGAGCTTCATAAGAAATATGCGCACGATAGTTATAAGCCAAAACAAAAATTTGGAGGACATACGGAATGTTTCAAAATTTCTTCTGAAATTTTGAAGGAGTTTCCGAAAAATAGTTCTTGACTTTTGCTTATCCGTTTGATATAATATACATATAAAATTAAAAGAGAGAACATTTTGACACAAATACAAATTCCAACACATTGCCCAGCTTGCAATTCGCTACTGGAAACAGTCAAGGATCAGCTATTTTGTCGAAGTGTTAATTGTCCAGCACAAACCTCAAAGAAAGTCGAACACTTCGCAAAAACTTTAAAGATTAAAGGACTAGGAGCAGCGACCATCGAGAAGTTAATGTTGGAAGATTATCACGATATCTATTCTCTAACCAAGAACGAAATAATAGATATATTAGATTCGGAAAAGCTAGGAGAGAAGTTATTTGCAGAGATAGAAAAATCTAGAAGTGCAGATTTAACAACTCTCCTTCCAGCTTTTTCGATACCGCTGATAGGCTCAAGCGCTACCAAAAAGTTAACGAGTCGAATCTCGTCCCTATACGAGATAACCTATCTAAAATGTGTGGATAGTGGTCTTGGTCCTAAAGCGGCGTCGAATCTTATAGATTGGTATGAGAATACATTTAACGTGATGGGGTACAATGAGTTACCCTTCTCTTTTGAAAGTAAGAGTTCTGTAGTCGACAACTCAGTTCCAACGAAAGGAGTTGTTTGTATAACAGGTAAACTTAAGAGCTATAAAACTAAAAGTATGGCACAAGAAGTTTTACATAGATATGGATATGAGACAAAGGACAACCTTACAAAAGCAGTAACAATTCTACTCAACGAGAGTGGCATTGAAAGTGCAAAAACTCAGAAAGCCCGAGATATGGGCGTAACAATTTTTAACAATATAAAACATATAATAGAGGAAAATTAATATGGCATTACCAAAATGGACAGATGAAAGAACTCAAAGTTTAGTAGACTTTGTAGGCGAAGGCCCTGTCTCTCAAGCTATGGTTTCTGATGCTGCTGATGAACTAGAAACATCAACAAGGTCAGTTTCAAGCAAATTGAGAAAAATGGGTTACGAGGTTGAACTAGCTTCAGCTTCAGCTTCTAAATCATTCTCAGATGAGCAAGAAGCAACATTAAGAGCGTTTGTTAACGATAACAGTGGCTCTTACACTTATGCAGAGATTGCAGAACACTTCGAGGGTGGGAACTTCTCAGCTAAATCAATTCAAGGAAAAATACTTTCTATGGAACTTACAGAGCATGTTAAGCCTGCTCCTAAAGTAGAGAGTGTTAGAACTTACACTCCTGAAGAAGAAGAGACTTTTGTTTCTATGGTTAACGATGGCGAATTTGTAGAAGCTATCGCTGAATCACTAGGCAAAAGTGTTAATTCAATCAGAGGAAAAGCATTATCCCTTCTAAGAAGCGGCGACATCAATGCTATTCCAAAGCAAGAACATACTAAAGGTTCAAGCAAAGCTGACGTGTTAGCTGACCTTGACATTTCTGCTATGACTGTTCAGGAAATTGCTGATGACATCGGCAAGACTGTAAGAGGCGTGAAAACTATGCTAACAAGGCGTGGTCTTCAATGTGCTGATTACAACGGAGCAGCTAGAAAAGAAATAGGTTAATCGCAATATATTAGCTAGGGGGTCTACGCGACCCCCTTTTTGAGAGAGAGTTATGAATATTGCGTCTGCATTACTAAAACAATTAGTCCACCAACAAGATTTGGATACTTGGGCTCAACTTAAAGATGTATATCTGCCAAGTGAGTACCGAGGGATTTATAATGTCTTAGATAAACATGTAGACACATATCAAACTCTCCCTACTTTCGAGGAACTTCAGTACGAAGTCCGGGACAAAAACCTCACAGAAAAGCTTACAGCAATCGAACTTATGGAAGTAGATGTCGATGCAGACATGCTACTTGACTATCTCAAGAACGAATTTACACAAACAGAAATTTTAGACGAACTCGATAAATATATCGAGAAAACCGTCACGATTGCTAGTGCTGAGGAAAACATAGAACAACTACAAGAGATAGTTTTAGATGTGAGTGATAAAGTTGATATCACTCCTCCTTCAGAGAGTATGCAAAGTATTACACTCTTTGAAGATGATACAGAATTAGCGAAATACTTACCACTCGGATTGAATAGTGAGTATGACGCAACAGTTAAGTTTTCTCCCAAAGATTTGGTGTTAGTGGGAGGACGACGCGGATCAGGAAAGTCTTTGACTTCTTGTAATCTAGCTGTAAATGTTTATGAACAGGGCAGAACTGCTATTTATTTCACTATTGAGATGGATAGTAGGTCTATTCTACAAAGAATGTGTTCCATAGCCACAAGGATACCATTTACTAGTATTCGTGATAAAAACATGAGTACTGAAGAATGGAATCTAGTAGCGGGCTGGTGGGCAGGCAGGTTTGATGGTGGGCATGAGATACTTCATACTTACGAGAAAACTCGAGACTTTGACGAGTTCCATAAACAACTTGTAAAGCAGGAACTTAACAAGGAAGCACAGTTAGATGTCATTTACGACCCAGCCCTCACTCTCTCAAAAATTCAAAGCGAACTCGATAAGAGGGTAAGTCGTACGGACGTTGGGATAGTCATTGTTGACTATCTCAACCAAGTCCGCAGGCATAACGCACCAGGTCGCAATAGCCAATATGATTGGCAAGAACAAATCGAGATTAGTAAAAAAATGAAAACCTTTGCACAGGATTATGAAACCTTAGTCTTTGCTCCGTATCAAACGGATTCAACTGGTGAAGCTAGGTTCGCAAAGGGTATTCTAGACGCAGCAGATGCTGCATATTCATTGGAGACTTGGTCACCAGAAGATAAATGTATGACATTTAATTGTACCAAGATGAGAAACAATGAAGTAAAAGGATTTTCCAGCACAGTAGACTGGAAAAGTTTAAAGATTGGGCCTACTACAGCGTTGACTCCTGACGAGAAAGCAAAAATGAGGGAAGAAATGAGTAGTGGTTCCGCAGACGAAGAGGCACAAGATATATGATATTATATACAGAAAAGCAATTAATAGAAGCTTACTCAGCTTTTGTAGCAAGACTAATGATAGCGAAGAAAGATAATGATTTAATCGAGATTCCTAGTTTAGAAGATTTTAGAAAAATCTATGAAGCAGAGTGGGAACTTTATTACAGTGATGAAGAGCTACACTAATGACAGAATGGATTAAAGATTGCATCTATAGAAAGTTGTTAGGATTACGATATGTTTGCCCCCACTGTAATAAAGAATTACCAAAGGAGGTGGAATTTGTTAGTAAAATCCATACTTAAATTAAGAACTATATCCAAAGATTGGAATGGTGAAATAGATGAATTAAGTAGTATAGTTGACAATATGCATTCAGTTATGGAAGAACACAATGGTGTTGGCATATCTGCAATACAGATTGGAGTACCTTATAGAATATTTTTGGCAGGTCATATTGATGAACCAGAACTATTTATAAATCCAACAATAGAAAAGCTATCTCCCTATAAAAAGTCCGATTTTGAAGGGTGTCTAAGTTGCCCTAATGTAATGGTTAAAATAAAAAGAGCCAGTTATGTTATTGTAAGGTATACATCAGTTCGAAATGGACAATATGTTAAAATCAGAAGAAAGTTTAAAGATTTTGACGCAAGAGTAGTTCAACATGAAATTGACCATTTAAATGGTTATTTAATAACAGATAGAGGAAAAGTTTACAGGCCATGACAGTAGAAGAATTATTAGCAGAAGAGCGAATACCTTTTAAAGTATCGCCTGCAGACTTTATTGTGAAGTGCTTAAATCCTGAGCATGACGATACAAATCCATCTATGAGAATAGACAAAATAACAGGAGTATTTAACTGTTTTTCCTGTGGTTTCAAAGGAAACCTATTTAAACACTTCGACAAACCAGCAAACTATTTAGATATAAAAAGAGAGAATCTCAAACAAAAAATAGATAGAAAGAGAGCTGAGTCTGTCGGACTGAAACTTCCTACAGACAGAATGGAGTATGTAGGTAATGAAAGAAGTATTAAACCAGAAACGTACAAAAAGTTTGGAACATTCATGGTTAATAGATCACCTTTCAATGATAGGATAGTGTTTCCAATATTTGATATCACAGGAAAGATTGTTGCATTTAATGGAAGACTTAGGGAGAACAGTCATATTAAAGACCAGCCTAAGTACATCTTTCATCCTCCGAAAGTACAGCTACCTTTATACCCAGCTAATGTATTGCCAATAAAAGGCAGAGTCATACTGGTAGAGGGTATCTATGATGTAATTAACCTCCACGACAAAGGGCTAACAAATGCTCTTTGTTCGTTTGGAGTATCAAATGTAACAGAAGACAAATTACAACTACTCAAAATGAAAGGAGTAGAACAAATTGATATTATCTATGACCCAGATACAGCTGGGCAGAGTTCCGCAGAAAAGGTAAGAGAACTCTGTGATAATGTTATGTTAAAACATACAAATATAAATTTAAAACATGGTGATCCAGGTTCTTTAAATGAGTCAGCAGTTCAAAGACTCAAAGAAACATTGTACGCATAGTTTCTGACATGTCCTGCTAGCTCAATAGGATAGAGCAACGGCCTTCTAAGCCGTAGGTTACAGGTTCGACTCCTGTGCGGGACGCCAGAAACTTGGAGAAAACATGAAAGCATTAGCAACACGATTAAAAGAATTCACCGCCCAAGAACTTAGAGATATGTACCAGGACTTTAATATAAAAGACGAAGAGTTTGTACCTATGTTCTTTAGAGGGCAAAAAACAGATTATACAATTTCAAAGTATGGAAATGTAATAGGCAAGAGAGGACATAAACTAAAATGGACAATAAAAAATACACTGGGAAGACCAGAAGCTTCCGTGACTGTTTATCCTCCTACAGATAAAGGACAATTTACTGATGAAGGCTTCGAGTACGGAGCAAAGAATAAAGCAGTAACTTTATATGTACATAGATTAGTTGCACTACATTTTTTACCTTTTCCTGAATACTTACCCGAACAGCTAAGAGATGACTGGAATAAAGTTAGTGAAAGCACTCAAAATCTTATTAGAGATTCTTTACAGGTAGATCACTTAGACGGAAACACATATAATCCTAGATGGGATAATTTAGAATGGGTGACGGTAAAAGAAAATGCGAGAAGGGTAGTACGTAAAGAAAAATAATTCTTGACACGAAGTCAAATTTTTGATATAATATATTTATATATTTAGGAGAACCATGAGAGTAGCATTAATAGAATCAAAACCAAGCAGAAACAAGTTTTTTGAACTGTTCAAGAATCAGTTCACTTTTGACGACTTTGTTTTATGCTCTGACCCATCTGTTAAAAAAGTATTAAAACGAGATGTGGACATCAATTTTAACCCAGACGATTATGACTGGGTGATTCTTGTCGGCTCTGAACCTTTAAAATACTATACTAAACTCAACTCTGTGACAGAATATACTGGCAGAGTAGTTGATGGTAAGTTTCTCCCTGTTATTAACCCAGCTATGCTGGCGTTTAAACCTGAGGCAAAAAGAACTTGGGAAGAGTCTAGAGATAATATTGTAAAATATATCAAAGGAGAACTCAAACAGGAAAAACTTGGTAGCGACAAAGTGTATGGTATTACAGATAGTGCAGACTTATATGTATTTCTAGACAAGGCATTAAATCATGAAAATGATTTTGTAGCTCTCGACTCCGAAACAACTGCACTCTATCCTCGTGATGGTCATATGCTTGGTATTTCTCTTTCTTACGAGAGAGACCACGGAGCATATATTAGTACAGATTGTATAGATGAGAAAGCCGAAGTATTATTACAGCAACTCTTTGATAAGAAGAAAGTTGTTTTTCATAATAGTAAGTTCGATATTGCTTTCTTTAGATTCCATTTCGGATTTAAGTTTCCTCAATTTGAGGACACTATGTTGATGCACTATGTTCTTAACGAACAGCCGGGCACTCATAGTCTAAAAACTCTAGCATTGAAATTCACGCCTTACGGTGATTATGAAAAACCAATGTATGAGTGGATGGACGACTACAGAAAACGAAATGGATTACTAAAAGCTGATTTCACTTGGGATATGATTCCATTTGATATCATGCAAGAGTACGCTGCCTATGATGCAGTATGTACTTTTCTATTGTATGAAAAATTCAAGTCTGCAATAGATAAAAGTGAACGCTTCACTAGTGTTTACAAGAATATTTTGTTGCCCGCAACAGAATTCTTACTTGATGTTGAAAATAATGGAGTCCCGTTCGATGAAGAACGTCTATATAAATCTTCAGAGCTTATGCAGGAAGATATTGACAACGCAGTAAAGTCGTTATACGATTTTACAGAAGTAAAAGTTTTCGAAGAGGCACAGAATAAACCTTTTAATCCAAACAGCACAGTCCAACTTAGGTCGTTGTTGTTTGATTATATAGGTCTAAAACCAACAGGAAAGAAGACTGGCACTGGTGCTGACTCAACTGACGCGGAAGTCTTAACAACTTTAGCAAAACAACACGAAGTGCCTGCTCTTATTCTTGATATTAGACAAAAGGTAAAAATCAAATCAACCTACTTAGATAAGATTATACCAGCACTAGATAGAGATAGTAGACTTAGAACGGGGTTTAACCTACATGGTACAACCTCAGGACGTCTATCCTCTAGTGGTAAAATGAATATGCAACAGATACCAAGAGACAATCCAATTGTCAAAGGGTGTATCAAAGCAAAACCTGGCAATAAAATAGTTGCTATGGACTTGACAACAGCAGAAGTATACTGTGCTGCAGTATTGGCTGACGACAAAGCTCTTATGAAAGTTTTTCAAGACGGGGGTAATTTCCATAGTAACATTGCTAAGTTAGTATTCAATCTACCATGTGAAGTAGACCAAGTCGCTGAATATTATGCTACAGAAAGACAAATGGCTAAAGCTGTTACTTTCGGGATAATGTACGGCGCAGGTCCGAAGAAGATTAGTGAGCAAGTTTCTAAAGATAGTGGCACTTACTTCAGCACTTCAGAGGCTAAAGAAGTTATCGAAGATTACTTCAAACAGTTTCATAGATTGAAGAAGTGGTTAGATGATTCTAAGACACTTATCGAGAAACAAGCGTATCTCTATTCTTTCTTTGGGAGAAAGAGAAGACTGCCGAACGTAAAATCGACTGATAAGGCAATTGCTGCCCATGAAGTCCGTTCTGGCATTAACGCTCTCGTGCAATCTGTGGCTTCTGATGTAAATTTACTCGGAGCCATAGACGCACACCGTGAGGTAACCGCTAAGAAGTTACCTGTAAAAATGTTCGCTCTAGTACATGACTCTATACTTGCAGAAGTAAAAGAAGACGCAATTGATGAATATTGCGAAATTCTACAGAGAAATGTACAAAAGGATAGAGGGTTATCTATTCCTGGTACAGCGATAGGTTGCGACTTTGACATAGGAGAAGATTACTCCTTTGGAAAATTTGCAAAAGCATATGAGTAATGAATTTTCAACAAATATTCCAAATACAGTTTCCTGTCTATGTTTTACATAGTGATGAAATAGAAGAAAGAGATGGACTTCTCTTTTGTGATACCCAAATAGTAGATGACAAGAATGTCGAGGGTAGTAGTATTGGAATACGAAGATTAAAAACTCCACATAAAAATTTATACCCCTTAAAGTATATGCTAGAAGATTTTCGAAGCATGATACAGCATAGGGGCGACGACTATATAGACTCCAATGGGAAGTATTTTCATTATGAGAAGACTACACCAGTAAAATTAGAGTCTATAAAAATAGAGAAAGTAGAGAGAAAGGGAGCGGCTAGTCTAATTTGGCTAGAGAAAGTTCCCTTTCCTTTTACTGTGAAAAGGCCACCATCGTTAGAGATGAAATATGCACAAGTACTAATGGTTAGTAACAAACCTAGTGTTTTGTGGTCTTATTCCGAAGTAAAGCAAAAAAGAACATGGAGAAAAGTATGAAAAAGGTTTGGACAGTATGGAAATATGCAATTGGTAGTTTTTCAGATGAACAAACTGAAGAATACGACAATGCTGTAGCTGTAGCTAGAAGCTTTATCGTAGGGTTAAATGTTTTATGTGCTATAATGATTATAGCAAATATTATAAAAGGTTGGTAAATGCATATTATAGATAATTTTCTGGACAAAGCTTGGAGCGAATCCCTAGACATAGATATTAGTGAAAAAGTAGAATGTGAGTGGGATATGATTCGTGGAGAGCCAAATATACACGACTCTTTTGTAGAGAAAGTGATAGAAACAGCAAATGAATATTATAATATGGAAGAACTTGGGTGGTATGAGATATGGTCTCATAAAAATTCAAGACCATTAGACTGGCATTATGACAAACATGAAAACCTTTACGCAGAAACTGGGGAATTAGTGTTCCCCTTGTGTTCTTGTGTATATTATCCTACCTTATACAATGATTTGAGAGGAGGCGAGCTGTTATTAGAAACAAGTTCGTTATATAGGCATGATAGAATTCAACCTATATCTAACCGTCTTGTATTATTTTCTCCTGGAGTACATCATGCTGTAAATGCTTTTCGTGGAAAAAGGACTAGTATTAATATTAACCCGTGGCCGTATTGGAGGAGCTTAAGTGAAGGCAGTATTATCGAATAGAATATTCATGGAAGTAAATAATACTTTGCAGTCAAAGATTGACGAGGAACTCACTTATTCAATACCTCCAAGGAATCCGTTAGATCCACCTTTCATTATAAAGAATATGGGAGTAGTTAGGAGTGGGTTAATTACCATGCCTATTGGAAGAACGGATTTAATACCAGAGGATTACGAAGTAGTCGATAAGCGTGTTTGTTCAAAGATTGACGAGTTAGACTTTGCGTTTGACTTACGTCCATCACAACAATCGGTTTATGACGAACTCGAAGACAGTTGTATAATCAACGCTTGGGTCAGCTGGGGAAAGACTTTTACAGCTTTAGCTATAGCTAATAAGCTAGGTCAAAAAACATTAGTAGTAACACATACTTTACAGTTACGTTCGCAGTGGGAAAAAGAAGTACAAAAAGTATTTGGAATTACGCCTGGAGTCATTGGCTCTGGAAGGTTTGAAACTGACGCACCTATTGTTATAGGAAATGTTCAAACGCTATACCGTAAAGTAGACGAGATTAAAGATGTTTTTGGAACACTTATTCTCGATGAAATGCATCATGTTAGTAGTCCCACATTTACACGATTAGTAGATGCTAGCAAGGCAAGGTATAAGATTGGTTTAACTGGTACAATGCAAAGAAAGGATGGGCGTCATGTCATCTTTCAAGACTACTTTAGTAGTACAGTATTTAAACCACCCAAAGAGAACTATCTCGTACCAATAGTAAATGTTCTAAAATCAGGAATTAGGTTTCCTGATGGACACAAAGTGCCTTGGGCATCTAGAATTAATACTATTGCATACGATTGGGAGTACCAGAATATGATTGGCGTTCTCGCAGCTAGTTATGCAGCAAAAGGACACAAAGTATTAGTAGTATCGGATAGGGTTGACTTCTTAAAACAAGTTAATAGACTTGTAGGAGAAAACTCTATCTGTGTTACTGGAGATGTGCCACATACAGAGAGACCTGCATTAATTAAACAAATTTTTGGAAGTGGTAAAGACATTCTGTTCGGGACACAAAGTATCTTCTCAGAAGGAATTTCACTTGATTGTTTAAGTTGTATCATATTGGCAACTCCAATCAATAATGAACCACTACTAACACAATTAATTGGTAGGGTAATAAGAAAGTACGAAAACAAACCTCAGCCTGTAGTGGTAGATATTCACTTAGTCGGTAAAACAGCCACACGGCAAGCAAATGCGAGAATGGGGTACTACATGAAACAAGGTTATGAAGTTAAGACCATATAGCATGGAAAAATACTTCTTGACAAAAGGTTAGATTTTTGATATAATGATATTCTATAATTGGAAAAAGATATTAAAAGAGAGCAACGGCAAAGTTGGTGATATACTAACTATCCTTGATATCTTAACATATAAAAAGCTTCCAGTAAATAGGAAGGATAGGCGGTTTCGGTTTTGGCAAAAAAGCTTTCATGGCGATAGTTTTTTGCTTCAGCCAGAGGCGTTGTTTATTCAAAGAGCTAGGTATTCAGATATAGAAATTGCGCAATACGCTGGTATTGCTTCCTTGCGTAATTACTTCGACTACCAAAGTAGGAAAAATACCACACTAGACCTGATGCACTATACTGGTAATCAGGACATAATAAACCAAAACAGATTACTTCGGATTGAAGATGATAGGATTCATTTTAAGTTTGAAGAAATCAAGAATTTAAAGGAGCTAAAATGGCATTAACATTTGGAAAATTAAAGGGCGAAGCCCAAAAAGGAAAAATCGAGAGCTACACTTATGTAGAAGGCGATAACGTAGTCAGAATGGTAGGAGATGTCTGTGCAAGATATGTCTACTGGATTAAAGGCGAAAACGACAAGAACATTCCGTTCGAGTGTCTTTCTTTTGACAGAGAGAAAGAAGCATTTACTAACATTGAGAAAGACTGGGTCAGAGAATACTACCCAGAGCTTAAGTGTGGTTGGTCGTATGCTATCCAGTGCGTTCATGGCGGTAAAGTAAAAGTTTTAAATCTAAAGAAAAAACTTTTAGAACAAATCTTAGTAGCAGCAGAAGACTTAGGTGATCCTGCTGATATCGAGACTGGTTGGGACGTTCACTTCAAAAGAGTGAAGACTGGACCAATGGCTTATAATGTAGAGTACCAACTACAAGCATTAAAGTGCAAATCTAGACCATTAGATGAAAAAGAACTAGAGTTAATCTCAGAACTTAAGTCTATGGACGAAGTATTGCCAAGGCCAACACCAGATGCACAAAAAGAATTACTTGACAGAATTAGAGCTGGTTCATCTAACTCTAATACAGACGAATCTATTGATGAGGAGTTTCAAGTATCATGATTGGTGTAGGAGAGAAGTTCCCTGCCTTTAGTTTGCAGGGTGTAAATAAAGACAACGAATTTGAAGTTGTAAAAGTTGATGAAACATATCAACCACTCAAGCATGACTGGAGTGTAGTATACTTTTATCCTAAAGATTTCACATTTATCTGCCCTACTGAAATAGCAGGTATGGACGCATTAGTTGATGAAGCTAACGTTATTGGTATTAGTGGTGACAATGAATTTTGTAAGTTGGCTTGGAAACAAGACAATGCTATCATTGGTAACATTAACCACACTTTAGCAGCTGATTGTGGCCTATACCTTTCCTATGATTTAGGGATTGTTGATGAAACAGAAGGCGTGTGCTTTAGAGCTACCTACATCTTTGATGCAGATAGAACTATTCAGCACGTCTCTGTCAACGCTTTAGATACGGGCAGAAATGCAAACGAAGTTCTTAGAACTCTACAAGCTTTAAAAGCTGGTGGATTAACTGGGTGTGAATGGACACCTGGGGAAGACTTCGTAGCATGATTTTATTCACAGCGGATTGGCATATTAAGTTAGGTCAAAAGAACGTGCCTACTAGTTGGGCATGTTCTCGCTATGAGCTATTCTATCAACAGCTAAGAGAGATAGAAGCAAGAGAAGATGTTAACTTGCACATAGTCGGTGGAGATTTATTTGATAGAACTCCTTCTATGGACGAGTTAACACTCTACTTTGACTTTGTAAAGAATTGTTCTATTGAAACAATTATATTTGATGGTAACCATGAGGCTACTAGAAAGAATAAAACATTTTTTACAAATTTAAAAAGAGTAACAAACGAACTAAACCCACTAGTAACAGTAATAGATAGAACTTATTATAGTGATGATTGGGCTATATTACCTTATGCAGATTTACATAAGAAAGGTAGTATAGAAATGATAGATGCAGATTATCTATTTACCCATGTAAGAGGAGAAATTCCTCCACATGTTACACCAGAGGTAGACTTAGAAAGATTTAGTAAGTTTAAGACTGTATTTGCTGGAGATTTACATGCACACGAGAATACTCAAAAAAACATAGTATATCCAGGCAGTCCAATGACTACTTCCTTTCATAGAAATGAAGTAAAAACAGGATACATACTTATTGACACAGATACACACCACTTTGATGAAGATTGGTGCTGGACATGGCATGAGTTTAAACTCCCTCAGCTTATTCGTAAAACAGTTACAAGTGCCGAAGAAATGGTACAAACAGACTGGCATCATACGATATATGAAGTAGAAGGAGATGTTTCGGACTTGAGCGGGGTCAAAAATTCTGACCTACTTGATAAAAAAGTTATCAGGAGAAAAACAGAGGCTACTCTTATATTGGGAAAAGATATGACGATTGAGGAAGAATTAGGAGAATATCTCTCTTACATTCTTGAACTCGATGAAACAAAAGTTAAAAAAATTATAGGAGTATTCAGTGATAACGCTAGAGAAGCTAACGTGGAGTAATTGTTTCAGCTACGGCTCAGACAATGTAATAGACTTAAAGAACAATACATTAACACAACTTGTCGGCACGAATGGTGCTGGTAAGTCTTCTATACCTCTAATTTTAGAGGAAGTTCTATTCAACAAAAATTCCAAAGGTATTCGTAAAGCAGATATTGCCAACAGAATTGTGGGCAATGGGTATGATATTTGCCTTGATTTCTGCGTAGGAGAAGATAGCTATACTCTTGATGTAACTCGTAGAGCAAACATTAAAGTAAAGTTGCTAAAAAATGGAGAAGATATTTCAAGCCATACAGCAACAAATACCTATAAAACAGTAGAAGAAATAATGGGTATTGATTTTAAGACATTCTCTCAAATTGTATACCAAAACACTAACGCAAGTTTACAGTTCTTAACTGCCACAGACACAAATCGTAAAAAGTTTTTAATTGATTTGTTGCAGTTAAATAAATATGTTGCGTACTTCGAAGTCTTTAGAGAACTATCTAGAGCTATTGGAGCGGACGTTTCTCGAGTGCAAGGTAAAATTGACACTATTGAAAAATGGTTAATAGACAACAAATTGGAGAATACTAGTCTACTATCGAAAGTGAATTTACCTTTTTTATCGGAAAATGACGAAAAGAATTTACGTTCATTACAAATAGAATTTGAAAATATCTCGGAAAAAATTAAAAAGATTAACCAAAACAATTTTTACATCGAGCAGTTAGAATCCATTAATATTAATAAGATTCGTGACGTACTAGATTTATCTGAAATGATTGACACTAGTCAGATGATTGAAAGTTTAGGCGCTTGGAACTCCGAGTTAAGACATGAAAAACAAATGCAGGAAAAGTATGAATCCCTGCGCAATAGTGATAGTATGGAATGTCCTACATGTGAGCAAGATATAAATATTGACTTTGTGAATAACATGTATAACGAGCATACAGATAGAGCATTAGTATGCTCTGCTGAAGTAACAAAATTATCAGAAAAAATCAAAGACGCAGAAACCAATAATAAAGATTACAGAGCTGCGAAGAAACAATCAGATGAATGGGAAAGTCTTTACAGAAGTATTGACCAAAGTTTACCAAAGACCATTCCTGACTCAGACTTTTTACAAGAGTCTATAAAAGAATTAAAAGATAGAGTAATAAAACAAAAAGAAGATTTACAAGAGGCTATCGATAAGAACAATGAGGTCGAAAGACACAATACAAGAATAGGAATCATAGTAGAACAACAAGATGATTTCGAGAGTCAACTAAATAGTTTAGTGACTGAATTAGAAAAAATAGAGGACAAACTAAGTAGTGTTGAGATATTAAAGAAAGCTTTTAGTACCAACGGACTACTTGCATACAAGATTGAAAACCTTGTAAAAGACTTAGAAGAACTGACAAACGAATATCTAGCAGAGCTATCAGATGGTAGATTCAGTCTAGAGTTTGTTGTATTAAACGATAAATTAAATGTTAATATTGAGGACAATGGAAAAGCTGTAGATATATTATCACTGAGTGCAGGAGAACTTGCAAGAGTGAACACAGCTACCTTACTGGCTATTCGTAAACTAATGAGTAGTATTTCCAAGTCTCAAATTAATATTTTATTTTTA